GTTAATCCTTCATATGTTGATCGCTCTACATCTAAAGAATCATCCCAATATACTTTTAGGATTCCATTTTTCTGTAATAATGCATCTTTAAAAAAAGTATATAAAATTGTAAAGCCAGGATTGTCTTTATAAAATACATGGTTCAAATAATCTGTTGCTTGTTTCGCAGCAGCTTCATCACCTGGTTTATTTGCTGTAGCTTGTACAGCTCTAGGAGATGATGTAAATGTTCTCATTATTGTTGGCAATATAGATTCAATAGTATCTGATACATCGGTAGATACTACTTGTGATCTACCATCTTGTTCATTACCGAATGGTTCAGCAAAATAATATTCTAATGATTTAGTTCTTTGTTCTGTAAGCTCTCCACCAAGATATCCCATTGAAGTCTGAATTTCAGACGAGATCATTGCCTTTAATTTTTGGTCATCCATTTAGCAGTTCCATTTCCTTAATGATTTATTTATTCTTGAGTTAGGATCATTTGCTGTTTTAGAAGATGTAAGTTTTTTCTTCATACCTTTCATTCTTGCACAAAATGATTTTCTTCTTTTTGCAGACTTAGATCCTTTTTTTAATTTACTTGGCTTTGTAGTTACAGCAGTCTTTAATTTACTTCCTGGATTTGCTCTCCTGTAAGAAGCTACACCTTTTTTGTTTAAACCACCAGATTTAGATTTACCTTCTTTTCTTTGCCACGCAGGTGTTTTAGCCATGTTTCTTCTGTACCTCAAACTTAGCAGTTAATGATGCTCCCTTATGTGATTTAAATTTACCTGAATGTTTCATTAATTTATAAGATGAACCTTTCTTCATCCAATGAAAACCAGCAGGTGCTTTAATTGATTTCATCATTTATTTTTTCTCTTTCTTCCTGATGCAGTAACAGACCATTTAACTTTACTTGGTCCAGTCTTTTTAGCTGCCTCTTTCTTTGTTATTCTTTTTGCTACCTTCTTAGGTCTGCACGCAGGATATGGTCTACCTTTATCTTTCTTTCCGGAACGACCACATTTCTTGCCAGTCTTAACATCTCTCCAATCCTCTTTGAACCACTTACGCAGTCCACCTTGGTAAGCCATTAATATTTTCCGCCACGCTTCTTGTAAGTTTTAACAAGCCAGGCGTTTGCATATGCACTAGGATAAACTTTAAATTTCTTTTTAGCTTCAGATTTTACTCTTGAGTACAATGCTTTATTTTTTGGTTTTGGTGATGCCATTATATTATATACCTCGTATCTATATTAATTTCTTTTGCCCAATCGGTTCTTTCAGGAGCTTCTCCTACACACCCATACCTAAAAGCATCTGATCCATGTGATGCCCAGTTGTGATGGGGTTTATTCTTAAAGACCTGGTTCTTATCATCAAAAACTTTTTTATATTGTTTTAATGATTCAATACCCATTTTACATCTTATTCTATCAAACCAGCAGTTAGGCAAAGTATTTCTTACTGATTCGATACCGTGATCT